CTCGGATCAGCTTAAGCTGATCGTCGCAGGTGAGGCGGTTGTCCTGGCCGATGTCGGTGTAAATCCAAACCAGCTCGTTGATATTCTTGCAGGCTGCCAGATCCTTTTCGTAAGCCTTCTTCAGCTTGGTGCTTGTCTTGGTCGTCATGGTGTGTACCTCCGTTGGTGTGTTTCTTTTGTTGTACACATATTCGCTCTGAATGGCCAAAATAGCAAGTTGTATATGAGGCATATACTACACAAAGATAGCGGCTCTTAGTTGTGTGAATTACAGCAGATGATTGAAGCTCCGGTGGATGGCCTCGATGATTCGCTCCTGTTCCTCCTTGCTGATTCCTAGGGTATCCAGGGCTTCTCTGGTACCGCAGTCAGGGCAGATCGGCGTTTCGCCGTCCTCCCTGGAAAGGGCCGGGTGGCCAGTGTACTGCTGGCCGCATTTGGGGCAGATGCCTGTGTGGCGGGTAAGTTCCTTCATGATTATTCTCCCTCCGAACTATAGCGGTAAGCCTCGAAAAGCGTGTCCAAATCAAAGCCGAAGTTGCGGTATCCTTCGATGCAGGTGTGCAGATAGAAATCGGTGGGCAACCCCAGCCTGCGTTCCTCGTGCATGATGTAAACGAAAACCTTCCGCTGCCGGATCTGGCCAGAACGAATGCCCGTAATCGGGAGCGTCAGCTCCTTCTTGTAGTAGAAGGAAGGGTAACCCTCGTATCGATCCAAAGCCCGCTCGTCGGCCTCACTGACGGCCCACACGCCAACCGGAACCTCGCAGCCAACCGCAGACTCTATCGTGAGATAAGATCCGGTCTGACTGCCTTTGAACATAAGGCGGTAGTCTTTCACCACCGAGGTGCCAATCATCCGTGCGGAGGGGCAACGCATCAGCATTTGCCGAACATTCAAGTTGCTCCCGTAGGCAATGTAGTATCGTTTTTCCATAGTTGATGTCCTCCTATCATTTCGTGAAGCGAAAAGGTGCTTCTACCACCATAAGACCGCCGAGGCGGTCAAAGGGGGCCTGTGGCTATGTCCTTCAAGCGGCGCGTTCAGTCCGGAAGGCTGCGTCGCCGTCCAGCCGCTTGGTGAGGAACTCTCTGGCGGTCTTGAACTCGTCGCCAATAAAGCCCAGGCGGAGGAGCCAAGTTCTCATGGCGTATTTGGGGTTTTCGTTCTGCTGGGGCTTGGGGCTGGCGGTGCGGACTTCCTTGGCCATCTGGCTCAAGGCCAGGCAAAGCTGAATGTAGCTCTTGAGCTGGCCTGCGTGGAGGCCACCCTTGCGTTCTGCGCTGGGTTCGTCGAACTGGAAGAGGCGGAACTCGACCGTGCCTTTGGTGAAGGTAGCGTGGAGGTTCAGCATATGGTAGCGGCTGTCGTTGTAGTGCTGGGATCTGCCGTAGGATGCGTCGTGGCTGGTGTACCAAACATCGGCAAGGTCTGCCATGGTGGCGGGCTTCTTGCGGTTGATCTGGGTAAGGAATCTCTCGTCAACCATGCGGCAGTAGCGGCGGACGCGGTAGTCGTCCAGGTTGAGGGCACTCTTGAGTAGGCTTTCGTGGCTGGCCATAATGTTGACCAGGTTGCGAAGGGTCTGGGGTGTGTGTCCCTTGGCGCCGATGTGAATGTGAACGCCGCAGCCTCTGGAGGCGTCGCTCTTTGCTCCAGCCTTGCGGAGCTTGCGGATCAGCTCCTGCAAGGTGTCCATGTCTGCGTAGGTAAGGATCGGAGTGACCAGCTCGCACTTTTCGCTGTCGGGGCCGCTGATGCTGACATCCTTCTGGAATTTCCATTCCCGGCCTTGGGCATCCCAAGCGCTCCAGGTGCTGTAACCGTTGCGGTGGGCGGTGTTTTCATAGCGGCGGGTGCCGAAATGCTCAGCGGCGACTCTTGCAGCCTTGCTGCGGTCGATGTTGTTCATCTCAACCTCAACGCCGATGGTCTGCTTCTTCATTTCCTCGATCTGTCTTGCTACCTTTGCGTTCATTTTGTGTACCTCCGTTGTGTTTTTTGGGTGTGTTTCCCTTTTGGTAGTACACATATTCGCTCTACTTCACCGATATAGCAAGTTATATCTGAGTCATAAAATACACAATGTTTTGCCAGTAATTTCGGGTAAAAAGTGTACTTTATTCAGGCTTTTTCGGAAGACCTGTCGCTGCGGCAAGCAACTGCATTCCAAGCCGAACTCCGACCTTGAAGCGATCCAGCTGGACCAGCATTTCCAGATCCGCCCGGCAAACCTTATAAAGATTCAGCAGCTCGATTAGCTCCGGTGAGGCCTGGGTTTGGATCTGACTCCAAAGGTCGCTGAGCTTGTGGTTTAGCTCCCGAAAGGTCTCGATGTCCTCGACATAGTCATCGAATGGGCTGATCTGTCCGTAAAACAGTCGATCCAGAATGTCATCGGTCATTCTTCATCCACCTTTCTGCAAGCGTCCTCGCCATAGGCTACACCCAGGCGGGAACCGCAGTCCCAATCAACGTGGATCGTACCGATATCATCGACCCAGCGCACGGTTCCTTTGCAGCCGGGAGTCAACTTGCGATTGTAGGGATCGTCCATGTGGACAAGCTCTACCCGGCTGCCAACGGGGTATTGCTCACGAAGCCGGCGAACGGTTTCCTCGCTAATTCCGAACATTATTCCTGCACCTCCTTTTGCTGGCCAGCCTTAAAGGCGGAGCTGCCAGAGAGGTTTCGGAGCAGGATCTTTCTTTCGGCCTTGAACTCGGCACCAATGAAACCCAGGCGGAGAAGGAAGCACCGGAAAGCGTACTTATCATTGTCCGTGGGAGTCTCCTTGGAAGTGACCCGCTTTTGATTACGAGCCATGTCACAAAGCCTGCAGATGAATTCGTTGTACGCTTTCAGGTCATCTGCATCGGGGGTGTTCTGGAACCAAGGGAAGGATACCTTGGGATCAGAAACTTCAAGGGGCAATTCATCAATGGCCAGGGCTTTGCGGATCAAATGACCTTTGGCTTCCAGGATGCTCTTCAGATTGTCGATGGCCGTCTCGGTGAAAAGGCTGCGAGGAAAGCTAACGCAAATGCTGACCGGCTCCTCGACAACCGGCTCGGGCTGGGGATTGTTGTAAGCGGCCTCTTCGCAGTGGAAACCCTCTGTGGTGAGGAAGGCTACCAGCTGATCCACATAGTCCGGGTCGGCGGCATCGCTGCAATGGATGGTTCCTTCCCGGTCAATCGTGAAGCAGTCAACTTCGTAGTTGAAGGTAGGCGCTCCGCAGTAATGGATGGGTGCATCCAGCATTCTGGAAATGGCCTTCACCAGTTCCTTTCGATCTGCACCCTGGGCAGCGGTTTTAATTGTCATGGTGGTGACCTCCTTGTTTTTGGGTAGTCACATATTCGCTCTGAAGGCCCAGAATAGCAAGTTGTTTCTCTCACATAGAATGTAGAATACCAGGCGAGCTTATTGTGTATAGAACACAATACCGGCAAGGACGAAAAAGACGCAGGGCAAGGCGACGCCGTTACCCCACATTTTGTATTCGGCAGCATCAGAGTGCGGATCGGCCAGCCACTTGCGGAGCTGCTTCTCTGTCTTCGGCTTGGTGTCGGGAGAGACAATCTTTCGGTGCGTTTCCCAGACTTCTGCCCAGAAGGAAAGTTCCTCGTCGGAGGGATCGGGATCAGCCAGACCAGAACACCACCAGTCTGGAAATCCCTGCAAACGAGCGCATTCTGTTGGTGTGAGGCGCCTCACCGTATATCCACGCTGTACTGCACCGGGGCCTTTGGCTACAAGGGTCGGCTGCAGTTCTTCTGTAAATGTGGGATCATACTTAGCGTTCTTGCCTTGGTTAAAGGTATCTCTGCCGATCCCAAAACAGACGGCTGTCGGGTCTTTATAATCCCGTGCCAATACAGTAGGTGCCATTTCTTCCGAGCATTGGGTGAAGCTTCCGGTGGTCAGAGAATAAGCAGGACATTTCACCACTGCGATCCCACCCTGGTTGCAGGCTGGATTTCCACCAGAGGTATCTACGGTTCGAGCGACATCCGCTTCATAAAACCCAACACTCGGGTTGGAGGACAGCATACCCTCGGAGTTGTATCCGCTGATCCCATACGGCTTTACCACAAAAGGTTGATTGTTGCCGCCAGTGCCAAACTGCCTGGAAATAGTCGGTGCAACATCAACTGGGCCAGTAAAACGAGTATCCTGGCTGTGGTTTTCAAATACAGCATCCATGACAACAGGAGGATGGTGAGCTTCTGCCCGGAGGGTGCAAGTAACTTCGTGGGTCACATCCATGCGGTTGCCGCCCTGGTCATTCAGAACGACACCGTTTCTCCCGGTAGACATTCCGCAGTTCACTCCAAGGGTAGATGCGGTATGAGAAATGGTGCCGTTGTACCCGTCTATGCCAAGGCCTGACGTTCCAGCGCAATTCTCAACACCTCCGGTAGATCTTTGCCACGAGCGGAAGCCCTCCGCAGAATACCTTGACAGGCCTTCGGACTCAAATAATCCTTTTCCTGCACATTGGGCTGCAAGATCGCCGATAAGGTAGATGCGTTTTCTTCGTTGGGGCAAGCCCCAGTATTGAGCATCGATAACTCTGTACGCAACACTCCATCTGTCTCCCAGATATATGTCGGCGTTGGGCCATCGATTTTTCTCAGGTAAAGGCACCTGGGTCCCCGGTTCAACGATGCCGATGACGGCTTCGAGGACGGCCTGGAAGTCGCGTCCGGAATTCGAGGAGAAGGCGCCAGGGACATTTTCCCAGCAGATCCAGCGGGGATACTTGCCATTGGTGGCACACCTCATTTCTTTGATAATACGGATGGCCTGGAAAAACAAACTGGATTGTTTTCCTTCAAGGCCCTCTCTGCGGCCAGCTACGGAAAGGTTAGTGCAGGGAGAGCCGAACGTAATAATATCCACAGGCTCGATCTTGCCGCCATCCATGGCCGAGATGTCGCCGTAGTGCTTCATGTTGGGGAACCGCTTGGTGGTCACACGAATGGGAAACGGTTCGATCTCCGATGCCCACAACGGTGTGATCCCAGCCAGGACGCCGCCCAAAGGAAAACCCCCGGAGCCATCGAAGAGGCTACCGAGGGTCAAAGTTGTATTTTCAGTCATTTGCAGTTACCTCAAAAAGGAATGATCTGCTGGTCGGGATCGGCGACCTCATCGTAACTGTAGGTCAGGCCATCACGGATTACAGATACACCATCGCTGGAGCCAACCTGCTCAATGTACCGCTTCACGATGACGTCGCAGAATTTTTCGTCCAACTCAATGGTGTAGCAAATGCGGTCGGTCTGCTCACAGGCGATGAGGGTACTGCCAGACCCGCCGAAGGGATCAAGCACAACCGCATTGCTCATGGTGGAATTCATAATCGGATAAGCCAGGAGCGGGATCGGCTTCATGGTAGGATGATCGCCGTTTTTCTTCGGCTTATCGAACTCCCAGATGGTGGTTTCCTTTCTTCCGGTATACCACTGGTGCTTGCCTTTCTTTTTCCATCCGAAGAGACAAGGCTCGTGCTGCCACTGATAAGGAGAGCGGCCCAGCACCAGAGACTGTTTCTTCCAGATGCAGCAACCAGAAAGAGTGAAGCCAGCGTCGGCAAAAGCTCGACGGAAGTTCAGACCCTCGGTATCCGCATGGAATACATAGATGGAAGCATCGTCGGCCATGGCAGCGTGCATCTGCGTGTAGGCATCCAAAAGGAACTGATAGAAGGCATCGTTTGCCATGTTGTCATTTTTGATTTTTCCAGCGGTGCCTTCATAGTTGACGTTATAAGGAGGATCGGTCAGCACCAGGTTTGCTTTAGTACCGCCCATGAGCAGCTCATAGGTTTCGGCCTTGGTGCTGTCACCGCAGACAAGACGGTGGCGGCCCAGCTGCCAGATGTCACCAGGTTTGGAGAAGCAAGGCTTTTCCAGTTCCGCCGCTACATCGAAATCATCTTCCTTCACGCCGTCTTTGATGCTGTCCTTGAAAAGGGCATCGATCTCCGCAGCTTCAAAACCAGTCAGAGATACATCAAAATCAGATCCCTGCAGGTCGGTGATCAGCAAGGCCAGCTTGTCAGTATCCCATTCGCCGGAGATCTTGTTCAGCGCGATATTCAGAGCCTTTTCTTTATCTTCGGGCAGCTCAATCACAACGCAGTCCACCTCGGTATGGCCCATGTCCTGGAGAACCTTCAAACGCTGATGGCCACCTACCACACGGCCAGTAGTCTTGTTCCAGATAACAGGCTCCACATAGCCAAACTGCTCGATGGAGCGTTTCAGCTTTTCGTACTCGGCATCGCCGGGCCGCAGATCTTTTCTGGGATTGTAGTCGGCGGGCAGAAGATCGGTGGTATTTTTCTTTTCGATTACCATACCAAACCCCACTCAGCGAACTTCTCGAAACCGCCAATGGCGTGGATGAAGCCTCTCGCTGTTTCCACGATTTCCTCGTAGGGAATGCCGTCGACAAACTCATCGCCGATGGCGCAGCACAGTTCCACAGGCTTCCCGGTTTCCTGGGCCTTGAGGAACGCATAGATGTTGACGCTGACATCGGCCTTGCTCAGATCCTTACCATGCAGACCACCGCCAGTAACAGAATCACCCATGTCGCTACCCAGCTTCCGGTTGGTGGCTCCGGTGTCAACATCGGTACCGCCGGTCCAGTCGCCTAGGGGATTGATCTCCGCCATCGGATAGGTTTTGCGGATCTCATCCGCACTTGCATTGCTCTGGCAAATGATGATGCGGTTGCCGTCCATGATGTACTTGCCGTCATAGGGATACTTACTGTAAAGATCCCAGGCAAAGTTACAAAGCCAGTGCTGTTCCCTTGTCATAGGAACACCACGGAAAATGCCGTTGTCACCGCAGCGGAACGATTCTTCCTGGTTCTTAGCCAGATGCTCATCCTGGGGAACGATGACCACATTGGGTCGGACATCCCCAGCGATCCGCTGAATGGCGGCTTTGATTTTACGAAGGTTCAGCACAGCGGAGGTTTCAATGATTGCATGGCAGACACCGTGGCCGAGCAGAACTTCTACTGCAATCTTGGGATCAATCTGGGTTTCATAAGCGATATCCACGATGGCGCCAGCAATGCGGTCAGCAAGTTTATCGGGATGCGCTGGATTTACCTTTTCAAACATAACATTATCCTTTCCTTGCACGAAGTAGTCTTTCCATAACATCGTCCTGGGGGTTGGGGCCGCTGTATTCAGCGGTGCAGTTCTCACGGACGATCTGGAAGATTTCTGACCACAGACGGTTCGCCTGGGTCATGTAGGTATTTGCGATTGCCACATAGGGCGATTGGATCGCAGCACCCGTAGTGGGGTGCTTTGCCAGAAAGCCTAGCTCGCTTGTGATGGATTCGCATTGTATCCATCTTGCGCTGGCCATGGCATAACGCTCAATGAGCTGGGGGTTGACGATAGATGAACACCCTCGCTCGTGGAGCCAGTTCCACGCTTTTTCATATAGCTCTGCTGCACAGAGGGTGGAACCATCTTTCTGCGTTGCGGAAAGGAACTCAGATGCTTTCGGCATTGCCTGGCCTTCCAGGTCAACCGCGCTGTCTTTGAAATCAATGACAGTCAGCGGCCTCTTGCCGGGATTTCCATCTGTAATTTTCTCCGCAACTGGCTTTTTAGGTCTGCCGCCAGAGCCGGGTTTGGGTCCTCTTTGGCCCATTTTTTACACACCTCCTTATGGCCGGGGCTATTCCCCCGAAAACTTATGCGATTTTGCGCACGTGACCCCAGGCCCGTTGCACGGCGCGAAAGCTGTAGAGATTTGATATCCCCTACCGGGGGAGGTTGCGCACCAAAATGTAAGCGCATCCTCTCAATGATTGTGCCAGCGATCACCGCGTTCTGCGTGGAGTCTGGCGTGGCAGGATTTACACAGAGCAAGCAGATTATCTGTTGCGTGAGTACCTCCTTCTGACAGCGGCAGCTTGTGGTGGATCTCTTCTGTGGGCGTCAGCTTTCCGTCCTGTTGGCACAGCTCACACAGAGGGTGTGCCTGTGCATAGCGGTCACGAATGCGTTTCCATGCTCTGCCGTATCTGCGGTGTACAGCCGGATCACGGTTGTACTTCTCGTAGCGTTGTGCTTCCTTTTTGGCGTGAGCTTCACAAAATCTTCCATGGGTTAGCTCTGGACAGCCAGGGTAAGAGCATGGGCGTTTGGGTTTACTGGGCACGTTTGTCCTCCTTTCTTCGTCGGTGTTGGAACTTGTAGCGGAGGATGTACCACACCTGCTCCAAATAAGAAACCTTGCGGTATCCCAGGGGGAACACCTCCTTTGGGCATAGAAAAAGCCCCATGAGATTGCTCTCATGAGGCAGTTCCATTACTTCTCGGCAATTATAATGATATCACAGGGGCAAGGTATCATTCCATACCATTAGGTATCATGATTGCGTACCGTCTGAATTACTGCCAGGGCTGCGTTGTGGAGGCGGTACAGGTGGTGGATGCTGTAGCCCATTTCCACAGCAATCTGCTCCCAGGTTTTGAAGCACAGATACCGAAGCTCCAGAAGGGTCTGATATTCAGGGTTTTCCACGGATTTGATTATTGCTACCATCTCACGCTTCAGATCCACCAGCTGGTCAATATCGGCATTGATTTCATTCTCCAAATCAATGATTTTTCCGATAATGTCCTGCATCCGGTAGACATTGCGGCTACCACCGCCGGGCATATCGCTCATGGTTGCGGTTGCCTTTGTGGTCAGGTCCCGAAGGGAGAGAACCTGCTCCAGCTTGCTATTGATGCGCTGATCCAGGCGGTATGCCTGGCCAAGATATTCTTTTGCAGTCATATTCATACCTCCAGATTTGCCTTAACGGCATCGATAAGGGCGGATTGTGTTTTTTCTTTCTTGCGAAGGGCGGACATGATCCGCTCGTCAATTGTGTCAGCTGCGATGATATGGTGGATGATCACAGTATCGGCCTTCTGGCCTTGCCGCCACAATCTGGCGTTTGCCTGCTGATAAAGCTCCAGGCTCCAAGTAAGGCCGAACCAAACGAAAGTGGAACCTCCGGCTTGAAGGTTGAGGCCATGACCGGCAGAAGCTGGGTGGATTACAGCAACCGGGATTTTTCCAGCATTCCAATCTGCGATATCCTTGGAAGTGGAAATCTCTCGTACAGAGAATCGCTTCTTGATCCGCTCCAGATCGTGCTTGAACCAATATGCCACCAGGAGAGGCTTGCCATTGGCGGCTTCGATCAGATCCTCCAGTGCATCCAGCTTTCGGTTATGAAGTTCCAGGTAGTGCCGATCTTCGCTGTATACGGCACCGTTGGCCATTTGGGACAGCTTGTTCGCCAGAGCGGCAGCGTTCCCGGCATCGATTTCCTCGTTGCCTAGGGAAAGCACCATATCGGCCTTCATCGTGTCGTATGCCTTTTTCTCTTTTTCAGAAAGGGTAACTTTCACCTCGTTGATCACGCATTCTGGCATATTCAAATGATCCACGGCCTTCATGGAAATGGTGATATCAGAGATTTGGCGGTATATGGCATCCTCCGCACCCGGGAGAGGCTTATAGGAGAAAACCACCTGGCCATTTCGCTTGTCTGGCTGAAAGTAGCCATTGCGGAAGTGGGTAATGTAGCGACCAAGCCGCTGGCCCATGTCCAGCAACCGGAACTGCGCCCAGAGATCCATGAGGCCGTTGGAGGAGGGGGTGCCAGTGAGGCCAACCATGCGTTTGACGGTAGGCCGTACCTTGAGGAGGCTGCGGAACCGTTTTGCCTGATATGACTTGAAGGAAGAGAGTTCGTCGATGACTACCATATCGTAGTCAAACGGCAGACCGCTTTCTTCTACCAGCCATTGGACATTTTCTCGGTTGATGATGTACAGAAACACTCGCTGCTGAAGGGCAGCTTTCCGCTCAAGTTCTGTACCTACTGCTACAGAGTAGGACAGGCCTTTGAGGTGATCCCACTTCTGAATTTCGGTAGGCCATGTGTCTCTGGCAACACGCAGCGGTGCGATGACCAGAACCTTGCGAACAGAAAAGTAGTCCAGGCAGAGATCATAGATGGCCGACAGCGTGATGACGCTTTTGCCCAAACCCATGTCCAGGAACACAGCTGCCACAGGATGCTCCAGTATGAAATTGGTGGCATACGCCTGGTAATCATGAGGCTTGTATTTCATGGATGATCCCTCCAATCTGTTCTGGGCCATCAATGCAGTAAACCAAAAAGCCAAGTGCTTCTAACTGCCTTTTTCGCTTTACTTGCAGTGGCCGTAGTTCTTTGCCGGGAGCCTTCAACTCAATGAAGGCCATTTTGCCGCCGGGCAGGAGTACCAGACGATCTGGCACTCCATCTAAGCCTGGGCTTATGAACTTTGGTGCAAGGCCGCCCATTGATTTGACAGCCTTGACCAGTTTCGCTTCTACAGTTTTTTCTTTCATGAAAACTCCTTGTTTCCAATTGCCGTTGCCGATGGAGGCTCAGCCTTTTTTCGTATATGTGCGTATATGCGTTGCGTTCGGCCTCTTTTTTCTTTACCCACAATCTTTAAGTAGGTAATCGGCAACATCGGCAACACACCACAAAAGTGACCTACCGGTAATGGTTTGGGGTGTTTCCAGTGGTGTTGCCCATCGCCCCCATCGGCAACCACTGGAAACGCTGTGGTATTGCCAATCATGTGGCATCGGCAACTCGGACATATGCCTTTTGGACACCGTAGCCGGGGATGCGGAGTTTGCCAGCAGCATTGCCGCCGTATTTCTTCCAGCCGCCCAACTTGAAGAGGATGCCCTCGATCTCATAAGAGTCTGTTTTCTTCATGGCCTCACGAGGCTTACCGAAGCACTCGCACCATACTTCCATGGCACAAACCCGCTCCCGGCGCACGGTGCCGACAGCCTTGTTGTCACCAAACTCGTCACCGTTAAGGAAATTACGGCGGCGGAACAGATCGTAGGTCTCCCAGTCAGCGGGCAACAGCTGGTCAAGGTATTCCTGGACGATACCTTCACGGGCATCGGTTTCCATGGCGTCTCTCTGCTGTGCATAGGCGGCTGCGGCAATATCGCCTTTGAGGAACAGCTCCTCGCCCTGCTTGTAGTATTCAATTGCTTCTGCCCAGACCTGATCCGGGCAATCCAGTTCCCAAGGGTGATGCTTTCCGTGGCCAGATACATTGACAGGCCAGAAACGACGGTTGCCAGTAATGTCGCGAAGGAAGCCGCCATCGCTGTTGGTGGTACCAACGATCACGCAGGATCGGGGATGGCTTTCAACGGTGGTGCCGTAGGTGTGGCGGTACTTATCATCGGTGCGGGTGATGAAGGATTTGACAACCTCCACATCCACCTTTTTCATGCCGGTCAGCTCAGACAACTCCAAAATCCAGTAGCCTTGGAGCTTTTCAGGAGCGGTTTTATCTTTCATATCGGAGATGGACAGGGAGTCAGAAAACCACTCCTTACCCAGAATGGCAAACAGCGTGGACTTGCCCATG